ATGAACCGGTTCAAAAATCTTTCTGACCGGCAGCGTATAACCCGGAAATTGCTGGAAAATGAATTACGCTTGCTCCAAGAGCAGTCATACAATCCATTTGATAACACTATTCAAACGTCACAAAAGGAAATCACCACAAATGCGCCTGTGTTTACCAACGAAATAGGCATTTCGCCCTACTTTTCTTTCACCTCAGCAATGGAAGCCGCCCACCGACAATTGACCTGCGACGAAAGCACAAAAAAAATCGTTGGTTTCTCTGTGAACGTAATCAATGGAGCAGCGAAACAACTGGGTATTGATCAGTTACCGATCAAAGAAGTCGGCCTTCGTCACCTCCGGGCGATACTAGATCATTTAGCCGCCACCCGTGAAAAATTCAGCAACTCGACTTACAACCACTATCGGTCTTACCTGATGATGTTGTATAACGAACTTATTCAAGCCGAGGCCATCCCCCCGATAAACATTGCCCAAAACATTGCCCTGAGAAAAAAGGTAAAGAAGAAAAAAAGAATTCCCACACCGGATGAACTTCGGGAGATAGGCGCGAAACTAAAGGAGAACCCTGAATTCCGACGAGCTGCCTATATCTATCACCACTCCGGCGCACGACCGGCTGAATTAATGCGTATCCAGGCAAAGGACGTTCAGCTCAACCGACGCCTTTTCAAATGCCTCGTAAAAAAGGGGAAATCCGGCTATAAGGAAGTGTTCAAGGTAATTTCCAACGAGGCCCTTCCGCACTGGGAAAGCCTGCTGAGAGGGGCAAATCCAGGCGACTATATATTCAGCGTCGGGTTGAAACCTGGGCCCAAGCGGATTTCTCCCAGAGCATTCTCTGATCGCTGGAAAACGATGATCAAAGAAGGATTGGGAATCGACGTAGATTTTCATGCGCTGAAACACTTGAAGTCGACCATCGTGTCGAACCTATACGGTACCGGGATTGCGGCTAAGATTAACAGTCACACCTCTGAAGCCATGGTAAAACAGGTATACGATGTCGCATTCGAGGATCGTGAGCTGAAAAAATTGATGGAAGTGGACACGACTTTTATTCCGGAGTAATATTGTCGTGGGATTTCGCCGGATCCGTGCCCGTAAAAAGAACGTAGAAAACAAAAAAGCCGCGATTTCCGGGCTTTTCAGCCCGTAAAATTTGGAAACAGGCCGGAATCCGCGTTCGAGACCCCGGCGTGCCCTGTCAGCGGCGTGGCCGGATACTATTTTTTTAATGGAAATATGATTCCCGGATTATCGCGCCGCAATTTTTCCACCACCACCCGTGGCTGAATATATTCGCCCAAGCTTCAACACCGCGTGGTTAATCTGATCAAACACATCCGAGAAGTGCGTGGTTTCGCTCTGATCGAGCCTAGACTCCTGCTCAGGTCGCTTATCCTTCTCAGTTCTTCCTCGAATTGTCCTGGCTCCTGCTCCAACTATGCTGGTGATCAGCTTCTGGCACCGGTCTTTATTAATTCGAATCACCATAGGGCAATTGCTCTTTTCTTCTTCCTTCAACCAGACTTGGGTATCAGAATACTTTTTGAAGTGGTCGGGAGCGGCCCCAGTATATTCTACACCAACCCCCCAGCCAGCTCTTTTTAATTCGGTTGTTACGATCGTGTAAAAGTCACTCGCGTCAACCCGCTTACCGACCGCAGTCTGATCACAGACGTAATACACAAACTTGTTACGATGGTTGCGGTATTTCTCACAAAACAACCTAACTGCATCGGTAAGGCCTTGAGGATCCAGCGTATATATGGCGTCGACGTACATAAGTGCCGGTTTACCTTCCCATTTACCCACTTGACAAACACAAATTGGCGAAACACTGTGCTGATAATCGGCAGCAATGATAAGCGGCTTGGAAGGATCAATATCATTTTCGTCAGTGTAGCAATGTTTTGTCTCAGAGAAGTCCGGATAAAATCCCTCACCAGGGCGGTCAGGATCCTTGTTCATAATGGAAACCTCAAACTCGTAGGAGGTCATGTTGAATTTTTTATCCCTTAACCATTTTTTACCCATGATCTTAACGGTATCCTCGCCACTTGCCTCAACATAGAATGACATATTCTGCCGCAATGCAGAAAGCTTCCGCTCAATTTCTTCAATTTTCTTTTTCAATTTTGCCGATTTGTTTTCGCCCGCTTCCAGGTACTCGGCTTTCAGTTTATTGAGTTGCAGGGCAAGGGTAATCACTACGTCAATCCTCCGTTGATCATTCAGTTTTCGTTTGTTCAACAACCATTTGATTCTAACTGGATCTGCTAGTTTATCCGTTGCAAAAAACTTCGATAAATAGCCCTCGCTGTGTTTGAAGTATTTTTCATTACCGCGGAAAATCGGGAAAATCTCATCAACCAACACCTTCTCATCCATGAATTTGGCTTCGTCGAAAACTCCCCATTGTGCCGAAATACCATTCGCACTCGCCTTTTTTACCAGGCTAATCAAGTGTATCGTTGTACCGTTAAAGAAGGTTATCGTGTGATCGTATTTGCCCTTATAAACGCCGAGGTAAGGCGTTTCAAAATGATCCGGAGGTTTAACCCCAACAACAAAATCTTCGCCTTCTTCAAGCCCAAAATCACGAAAGGCTTGAATTAACGGCGGCAATGTATTGTCTCCTAAGTGTTCAAAGGATAGGCCGACTAAAGCACCGGAAGACCTCGGCATGAGAAAAACCATGTCCAATACATACAGCGCAATTCCGCGGCTGGTTTTGAAAGATCCACGTGACGCCAGGAAATAAACGGTATTCGCCCGAACCAGTCGAATCAGGATGTGCGGGAGCGGCAATACGAGTTCTTTGATCGGTTGCGCGAGAGATTCACTGATTGCTTGGATGTTCATTTTTTCTAGACTTCTTCGTGATCAATATCCTCGGTGTGTTGGCGATCATTTTCCAACAAATCATCAGCCTGTTTCAACGCTTCTTCCATTGTCATCGGCTGTACAACTTGATCACCTTTCACCAGGTTCAGAAGCATAATCGGTGGCGGTTGTTTTTTCGCAATCTTATCTTCAGGCATACGTTCAACAGCGTAGGTATAGGAATCAAACAGTCGAGAAAGAGCAGCGATTTCTTTTGCATCCGGAATATAGCCATCCTCGGCCCAGCCTGCTCGAATCCTCTCAATCTCGGCGTCGATTCGCTCGGCATGCAAATGAAGGTGGTATTTTTTGTTCGTAGTACGCGATCTTGAAAACACTTCCTGGGCCGAGGAAATATCGGACTTTGCTGTCCAGCGACTAACATGATAATGCGTTTCAATGTGCTTTACCATTTCATCGTAACTCATCGACTTTGACCGCATCAGACGATCAGCGCATTCCCACCGATCCAATATCCTTTCCTCGTCAGCGGAAAGTGCAATATCGGCGACAGTCAGGTATCGAATGATTCGGCTTTTCGCATCCCTCGGCCCAGCCGTTTTGTCCAGCTCCATCAATCAATTTTTAAGAGTTTACGATAATAAATAACCTCCTGCTCGTACTTCCTCAACAAATCAATCTTTTTACGGTCGGTCGGATTCTTCTCGACGAGTCTTTTGTAACGTCGAACGTAACGTTCAGCATTCTGCAGCATTAATGGCCACTTAATCGGATCAACGACCGTAGTCCCTGGCGTCGAAGGTTCCACAATTCCATTTTTTATGTAGGAATCACGCCGTTGATATATGGATTCGCATTGCACATCGAGATCCATAATCTGATGCGCCATTTTCCCGGCTTCTTCCGCGCTACGTAGCGCAACCTCGTAAATGGTGTGTTGAAAATGTTTCAATTTTCGAAAAATAGGCCTCCACTCCTCGTACAGCGATTGAAGATATTCATCGCGCTCGTTCGGCCATTCGTGTACCCTTTTCACTTGAGCGGGAAGGTCGAACTTTTTGCTTTCAGAAGCCACGAAATCGGGGCCTGGATCGACTTCCGCGTTAGAACTTTCCAAAAGTTCCGACAATGCCTTTTCCAGGACACCTTGTTTAAATTCCGTGTAGTCTTCTTCGAACAATGAAATCAACGCCGGATCCGTACCGATCCGTCGATAGAGCGCGACTCCAGAATCATAATCGCAGCCATTGGTAAACCATTCGGAAATCTCCTGCATGTTCGCAATTTCCTTTGGCCGGATACTTTTTTGAAGGACAGGCTAAGCTTTCACCAGCTCAAGGGTGACCTTGCCGGAATAAGGAATGGTGGAATTTTTCTTCCGCAGATAATACCGGGAATGATCCACCACAAGTGACTGCGCGAATCGTAGCGAATTGTATAGATACTGCGGCATGTTTGCCGTCACTTTGACGGTCTCGCTGTCGTCAATAGTTTCCAAAAATTTTCGATAGAATTTTTCATATAAGCCATAATCTTTCCCGTTTGATGCTTTGAACTCAAATGTCAAAGCAAAATCAGCGATAATTGCGTCTCCAACGCTATCAATTACATGGTTGCTGGCATGTGGCACCGGCGACCCATTAAATACTCGAATTCCATGATATGTCGCCAATATTATCCCCCATTGGGCTTCTATATCATTAAAATTTTTCCATGCACCCGGGCGATTACACTGAGGGAAGGTTGCAGAAAAGTTAAATCCAGTATAATTGACTTGAGCCGTAATCATAATCACAGCAGACGAAGCTGTCGTAATTGAATCGGTATAATTCTCTGGGATATAGTCGAAGTTATTATCGGTCATCTTCTCCCACACATAAACCCCTTGTTCGTTTATACGGCAGAAAAAGTACGCATTCAACTGCCTCACGAAGTAGATATTTCCCTCCCTCGACTCAGATGCAGTCGGAAGCAAGTTGAAATTACCAACTGCTCCTTTAAATTCTGATTGATTAATTGTAAACCGCCCGCCACCCCATTCACCAATTTCTTCAATTGAATATCTTTTCCCATCCTCTACAGAAATATCATAGTTAGGATCTACATACGGTGATAAATCTAATGTGTTTGTATCGACAACAGTTGAAAGCTGTCTTATCGTGCAAACCTTATTCAACCGGTCGAAATCGTAGACTAGTCCGAAGCGATTTTTTATCGCTATTAAGAACTCTGATATTGTCAGATCCGGGAGGTAATCTTTAAGGTCAAAGGAAACCGTACTCGTTGGCGTAGGAGCAAAGAGCCAATTAAACTTCATGCACGGGATGTCGCGGAAGGAAATAAGAACTATTTTTTTGAAGGTCGGATCGTTGAAAATATCTCCTTTTACTTCCCACCCGACTTCGCGGAAAATATTCTTTAACACGTACACGAGGTACGGGAAAGGCGTAATCGGTACCGGATGAATCGATCCAGAGTTAAAAGTATAAGTAACAAATTGGAACTCGCCGTTCTGGCGCGACCATGCATTCTGAAACAATGGCACCAAGTATCCTCCCTCAGAAGTCCACTCAGAGTTGTATAGAGGGAAGAAGGTATAATTGTATGAGTCCGAGTTCCCGTTCGCACAGTCGTGAATGTGCTTCCAAAAGTAGCTGCTTGATTTGTTGAAACTACCATGGCTGAAAACCCGCACCCCACCCCAGTTCAACGAACTTAACCGCTTATCTTTAACGTCTTGAAAAAAATAACTTGACGCAATTAAATAGTAACAGGATATAGATCCCTTTTTCCAAGCATTCAAATTGCCACGGCTCGTCTCAATTTTTATATATCCAACACTATGCTGCAAATCGTTGTCATAACAGATTGCATCAATCTTTCTGGTTTTAACTGAATGCAGCCTCGTCGGGAAGCCAAGCAACCGCATATTTCTTTCTGTCACCGGTATCGAAAAAGGGAAGGAATAACTTCCACGCACTTCATCGTCAAATTGAAGATAAGGGTTCTCTTCTTCCATTTGTATAACAGTTCCTGGAAGCAAATCAAGGAATTCCCCGTTGACTTTAAATTGAATCATCGGATAGTAATTGTAGCGTAGGAGTTGATTTCGATTGGCACCAGACGAATAAACGGTAACAGGTTTTGAGCCTCCGCCCAAACCGCGGAAATTGTTACGCCTTCTGTTACGAGTGTACCACTTGAAGGCTTAACGAGCGCAGTTTTGATCGACAGAAAAGGATACGAGGCCCCAATCATGCTTGCCGGGAGCAACAGTGATCCGGTTCTTGGCAAGTCCCCGGCAAATACAATCTCGCCTCCTTGAGTTTCGATAATAACCGGAGTTGCCACACCCGTATTATTTATAATCCGGTGATTCCCTGGAACAGCCACCGGAGGCGGAATGAAGTTATTGGTCGAAAAAGTCTTAAAGGACGCTTCACCTTCGAGGCCATCCTTGCAAACAGTTTGTATGTAAATCGTAAAGATTTTGCCGATGGCATGAGTTGTCGTAAACTCTAAGCCATTGTATAACCAATGATCCTGCTTTTGATCCACGAAGCCAGGAATCCACCATTGAATCTTCGGGACTTCAACCCCAGCTGGGATATTCAGAGTGATTGCATGCTTAGCTTTCGCGATGCTTCCGTCGAAAGTAACGGTCGTAAATATCGAAGCGATGTTTGCCTCACAAAGATTTGTCCGAATTACACCTTCCCCAAGTTCGACATTGTTTGGAGTATAAAAGCGATTCCCCTCAATAGCAATTTGCCATTCAATTGGGATCCCGAAGCGTTTATCTTTTGAGCCCCGGAGACGGAAATTTTTGTTGACGATTTTCACCGGCCACCACCGATTGTGCTGCATCCAATACGCCTCTCGTTGGATAAACAGGTCTCTCAGCCGATCATGCTCCTCTCGTGTCAGCTGAATGATTGAGCCTTTATAAATAATTTGCTCACGAGAATCAGCGACAGCCTGCTCAGCAGGAAGAACGGTGTCTGCGAAGTAAGCCGGGCCAAGAATTCGTTGGCTTTCCACTACTTCATATTCCGCCTGTTCTTCGTATTCTCCTCTAATTCGAACGCTGTCGAGGCCTCCAAGACTGTTCCGATAATTTATCGTAATGTTATTGTAATCGTTGCGATTGTCGACAACATAGCGATACTTGCGCATCAAGGGATCGAACGGGGCCAATCCATTCTGCGCACCTAATTGAACCTCCCAGTGTAATATTTTTTTCCCAGGATTCAACTCCTGCAGGCCCAATTGCATTGCACCGACAGGGACGTAAATTATTTGACCGTGGTTGGTTGCAAAATCAAATTGATTTTCAGCAGTGCTCCCATCTGTATACAGGATAAACACTTTGAGCCGCAATACTCCGGAATACAAAACAGTATGTAGCCAAGCCAGATACATACGTTCGTTAAGGGAAACAATACGTTCTGGGAGCTGCCAAGTCAGAGCGGGTTTTTCGCTGAAAAAATAATTTATCCAAAAGTTATTGCCTTTGAATCTGAATGTTTCAATTCCGCCCTTGACCACCCAACATTGATGATCTTGTTCTGTCTCGTCCCATCCAGAAGTAGAACCATCAGCGTTGATGATTCGCATCTTAATGAAGAATTTTCCGGTCTGTTTGCCCGTCACGAATCCATTTTTTTCGTTCGATTGGATTGGCGGGACTTCAAATTCTAGCCTACTGTCGAGCAGGTCTGAAATATTAATCAACGCGGTTCCCTTAACAGGAGTAAAAATCAAAGGGATATTCGTAATCGAAGCGAACGATATTTCATCGGCTCGCCTGAAATGAATCTCAACTTCAAAATTTATCGCTGGGTCTGACTGCGCCTCAGGACTGAACAGCTCATAAAATACCGAATTCCCGGAAAAATTCCACATGTATGGACGCTGCCTAACTTCAATCATTGCTATTCCATTTTTCTGGGTTAAAAATCGGACGATCAACAACAAAAGGAATCAGCATTTCCCACCCAAAGTGGTTATCCAGAATTGGCTGTTCTTCGATTGGATCCCAACTCATTTCCTCCGGCCTTAACCCCTTCAGTGGGCCGCAATCATCATCCATCATATCCTCAATGTGACGTGCATAAAAGTCCATCATGATTTCCCAGCATTTTTGCAAAACGTTTTCCAGCTCAGCCGACTGGTTTTCCGGATTTCGCTTTACACGGCCAACGAAATAAAGTGAAGCATATTGAGTCATTTTGCCTTCATCGATACCTCCTTTTGACCGGCCGTAAAACGTCCCAACAATTAGGGCGAACGGCTTCTTCCGCGCTTTCAATTTATTAAGCTCATCTTCGCTTTCAAAGCGACTGAAAGCATGGTTGGTGTCGGAGTGAACCAAATCTACATGCTCCCTCGCTAGGGTTTCAAGATATGCCTGGTATTGTTTGAAGTAAAGACTCATCTGCGTTCTGCTTTTTCGGCTTCATTGATCGAGGCGTTTATCTCCATGATAATCTCCGGGAAATACATCTCTTCGACTTTGGAAAAATCACCATGCGCGGCCTCTTTTGCAATGCTTCTCATTACTGACCACATGCCGTATATCGCCACTTCCCCGCTGGAAGAAAAGACCTTTGGATTCAACTCCACCAGCTCGTTGGTACAGCCCGTATACCAGAGATACACGATCAATTTACGATTGAGAGGCCAGCGGCAAATTTTCCTCGAAAAATACGGAACAACGTTCGCGTTGAAAGGGACACGGCAGTCGCCATCTGAATTCAGTTTCATATCATATCCCTTCTTCTTCGGCCGGAACAGACACGCGACCAAGCTGTTCAATGCCTCTATGCTTTCAACTGTCAGTGTCGATTGCGTGACACCGACCCCATTGTAATACGCATCCGTGAAAGCGGACTCCTTGCCCCGTAGGTTGCAGAAAGAATCACCTGGTGCATACAAACCTCGGTAACGCTTCATCGGCATTTTAGTCAATGTAATTTTCTCGAAAAGGAAGTCTGAAAGATAGAGTTTGTCGGCAATCTCGTCAGGGTGCAACCGAACGAATCGAGACCACGGCAATCCAGTCAGAATTCGGAAAATCTTGAGCCGTTGTCGGAATGTGATTTCGCCAAACAACATTGGCACGATCTTCAGCAGCTGATTTAATGTGAGCTCGTTCCAGCATTCAGGAACGTTGTAAAACTTCTTACCAAATTGAACTGACTTCATTGTTTCGAATAAATTAAAAAGGTGCGGACACCCCGCACCAGTACACCTCACGGCGTACACTACGCCTTACGGGGCGAGAGCACATTTAAAACCGAAATATTTTTCTTCGATCATTCCCCAAGTCTTTTTCAAACGGAGCGTGTAATCGCAACGGCCCAGACTGCACAGCCGAAATGAGTTCCTCCGGTAGTTCTTCAGCCGACAGAAGTTCAGCCTTCGCGCGCTCGAGGTACACATTCCCGTCCCGATCAGCAGCACGCCTTTTCAAGTCAAGGCTGGAGAGGTCAGCTTCCTTCCGTCCTGAATCAGTAGAATCGCCATCACCGGAAGAAAGTACGGTAAACCCGCGTTCAGAAAATTGAACACTGAATTGCTCGCAGGCATGTTTAATCGTAAAGTGAGCAGCAGCTTTTTTAAGGTTCCGAAGAATTCGTTGAACGGCAGATTCACCCCCTGAATACTGGAGGAGATATCTCACGGCTTCTTCACCGATCGCCGGGATCATGTAGTTTTCTTTAACATCATCCAATATCGGTCTAAGTGACGCGAACGTTCTGAGCGGCTGAAAAAGGCGGTACAATTCGCTGAATTCAGCCCCGGAACGAATGAACAAGCCTTCGTACTGCTTGTAGGCGTTATCGTCTGTCCACGGAGAAAATTGTGCCTTGTTTTCAAACAGAAAGCTAAGTAAGATCTCCATCCCCTCTTGGGCGGTGTCCAATAACGCGTCCTTCAACGACTGAAATTCCCACTTATAAGCGGAAGGGAGGTTATTTGTTGATGCCCTGCGCACCCCCATATCAGTGACATGAACATGAAGGAAAGGCAAATCGTCATGGATAGCCCATGCAGCTAGCGGAAGCTGAACGTGAGAAAGCAAAAGTTTTTCAAAGGAATTGGGCCCCTCTACTTCAGGAGGAGCATCCTCCGAGTTCTCCGCCTCATACACTTCTACCAGTCTCTGGTAGAGCGGGTTCCCGATCATAGGAATGATATGTTTGCGAGCCGCCTTTTCGATATTCGGCAGCCTTGAATCGTCACTTAAATCAAGCATTGGGATGTTCGCCCTCAGCTCTGATATCTTTCGAATCAGCGTCATTTGTTGCACTATTTTGAGGCGCATGGGAAGCGCCAGTAATTACATTCTTTGTCCCGGCACCTGTGTCAAGCGTTGTCAACACAGTAGCGGGAATAATGAATTCAAGACCAGGGTGTTTCTGATGCCAACCATTGAAATACTTCACAACATTCATCATTTGGCGAATTAATTGCCGCTCGAATTCGTGAATAATGACCTGCATCAACAAGGCTTCTCTGACGTTGCTCCCACCCTGTGAATTGGTATAAGGGCCGGAAGGCAGCGATGCACCAATGATTGCCGGGTTAAACAACATTGCAAACGCGATCTCTGAATTCGCAGCCGCGCTGTCAGGTAAAAGCTCTCCCTGCTGGGTGGTGTCGGGTAAAGCTTTAAAATCGATATAGGGATTAACCTTTCCATCAATAGTCACTTTCCCGTCAACGAAGACACTCTTGTACGCGTTTTTCGAGCCGACTAAAAATTGATCAATAAAATCGTAGGTCTCGCTTCGTTTCTTTTCTTTTTCGGCTTCGCTGAAAGCCACCCATTTCTCGGCCCCGTACGCGTGCGCCCAATATTCTTCGCTGATAGTTACGATATACTTGATGCGCATATTATTTTCGAACAATGCCGCCTTCATTTCCGGAACTCCCTGCGCGATCTTTACCCATTTGTATACGCTTGCCCACATGGGAGATGAATAATATTTTTTCCCCCATCCAGGGTTCCTTAACAGCATCCCGAACGATAAGCCGTCAGATCTTTCTTTCAGATCCCAATAAGGGTTGTTTGAATCTAATAGCGGAACCTGAATAATGCTCTCGTGTTTGACATTGGTGACCCTTTCCCACTCAGCAGATAAATATGCTGTTTCGATCACCCCTTTGTCGTTTTGCTTCTTCAATCGAACTTCCGTGATATCATCGCGCTGGAACCGAACGATTTTATCGCGCCCTTTGTTCAGACCGAATCTGACCATTCCCATATTGAATGCGGCAAAATCCTTCATTAACGCGAAGACCTGATTAAAGTGACCATTCATGTCCAGGAAGTCACGAATTTCAGGATCGTCAACAACATTTTTAACGGTTAGATTCCCCTTTTCATCGTGAGTGCAGATTGCCGGAACCATCCCCTGGCAAATAGAGAACCGCGCTTTCCCTTCAATGATGGAATTGAGAATGCCACAGGTTTCAATATCCGCAGTCAATTGCTGAGGGAGCAAATTATCCTCGCCCCAAATTGCCCACGGCACAGCGTTGAAGTCGCATTTCTTCATTGTCTGAGGCAGGGGTTTAGAATCATCACGAATTTTAAACCGTGCCTTATCGATATATGCTGTTGAGGAAGCCATACTATACGCAACGCCAACTTTATCCTTAATGGTGATATTGCTCATTTAATAACCCTTTTTCCGTTGAAAAATTCGATCAGATACCAGTGAACCTTGACCGGGTGAAGTCTTCTATTGCGTGGATTCACGATGTTGATTGTTTTATTCTCGAAATGATTTGGATTTTTCGATGCGGCAAAGGAGGCTGATTTTTCATCCCCTCGGCCTTTTTCTCGCTTAACTTTTGCCCAGCCTTTCACCTCAACAATCTCGCCACCAGTGCCGCGTCTTCGATCGCAGGTGATGAACGTCATGTCGAAAGTGTTGCCGGTGTCGATTTCGTCCAATACAGTTAATAGATCGATAGTCTCAGCCATATTCGAAAGTATTTTTAATAACTGCCGATCAGAAGGACAGGCTACTTCCGAGAAAGTCGCCATTTTTCGAGCACATATGCGGCACCAAATTCCCGCGCCATTCTGCTAGTAGTAGCGGTGAAATTAATGATTGACATAACCTGCTCAATGGTAAACTCTTTTTCCGGCGGCATTGCTTGTGCCTTTTTTAATAGCCGCACCTTTGTGTCGAGTCGAATAAATGAACCTCGTCGTAGTTTGTGAGCCAGTTGCCCCTTGTAGGTTGCTGAGATTCCCATTTTTTTACCTGATCCTCGTTCCCCGATCAGCTGGGCAAATGCATGGTGAATTTCTTCTGTATTCATTACTTCATTGTCGCCTCCTTCCGAATATTGTTGATTCGATCCTGTTGTTCTTCGATGTCTGTGAGGTAGGTGAATGCTCGGATTCCAGATTCTTGCAGATTAGCCAGTGTGTTTTGCAGCTCAGAGACAGTCGCGTTCAATGAAGCCAGAAGCTCATCGTTGGCAGAAGGTGTTGAACCGCCCGACTGAGATGAATTGAACACCCCACCAGTGGCAAACATGCGTTGTTGATACGAGTTATTCACCGCTGCATAATTGATTCGTTTCGGAGGAAGTGTGCGCCAGAATGGTTTGATCGTCGCACCAGGTTGCCAGTTCACACCGTAGCCGTTCAGACTGTTGATGGCACTCGCAATTTCCGATGGCGTTCCAGTGACGGTATACTTTCGGCGGTCGCGCATCGACCGTTTGTTCACAATACCCTCGTCACCCTCAAGCCATGCCTGCACCTCGCCGGTTTTCGGATTGGTAACGGGCATTCCATTATTCTCACTATGCGATGGGCCTTTCGTGCGGCCACCGCGCCCGAATGATGGCTTTTGTTTAGCAATCACGGCTATTTGGGCCGCCGTTGTCGCTGCGACCAGCGCGATACTTACAGCTCGGAAAGCTCCGAGTGAAAGAATATCGAGCGCGCCAGGGCGAGCCGCCAACGTTGACACAACAGCCATTGCTCCTGACATCAACGCTTGAGCAATTTGAGCCTTTTTATTCCGCTCAAATTGCTTCCGCTCTAGGGCTTGTTTCTTTTTATCTGTTTCCTTGTCCAGCTCAGCAATTTTTTTATTGTATTCCTTTTGGGAAATCAAATTGTCAGCGAGCATTCTATCGTAGGATGCCTTCTTCCTTTCGTTTGACTTTTCCAGTTGCGCAATCTGATTGCTTTCATTTGCGGAGAATATTTGCCCAATCGCCTGAAACGCAGAAACCGCCTGATTTGCCAGCTGCATGATACCATCAACCATTGCCATCTGATGGCTTTGTTCAAGCTCCTTTCTTTTTTGCCGATACTGTTCTTCAATGAGCAGCTTTTCATTTTCGGTGAGATCTTTTGCCGTCAGCTCCTGACTCTTCTGAAAGTCGAGTAGGGAAAGTTCGGCCTGAAGACGTTTTTTTAATGTGTCAGCTTTAATAACATCAAGCTGGAATCCTGCCGCGAGTTCGTTCAACCCGGCCTCAATTTTCGGCCCGTGCTTCTTAACAATTTCGTCGAATTGCTTCAATGCGTCTGCTTCTGTTACTGCTTGCATATCGGCACGAACCGGAACAATAACAGGTTTCTTGGCAAATTTTTGATTTAGCTCAGTTACTTTTGATTCGAGGACGATTTCAATATCTTTTATCCGCTGTTCGTACTGCTCCTGCGAGATCAATCCTTTGTTGAAGAAACCTTGAACCTCTTCCATTTTTTTCCTGGCTTCGTCGTTCACGGCGGCGTAAGCAGCAACCATGTCACCATAGATCGCTCCGAGCTTAGATTTCCGCAGCTCATTGTCGAATTCAGCCAGCTGTTTTCGAAGCGCATCCATCTTGCGCTGGGCCTCTTCCGATTTACGCTTCGCGTCAGCCGCCGTTTTGCCGGTCGCATCGTCGATTTTCTTTTGAAGATCTGCAATCGCTTTTTGCGTTTCACGGAACTTTTTAGAAGAAACATCCTGCTTCTTCAGCATCTGGTTCAACACCTGCAGTTCGTTTTCCATCGCCTCGAGGCTATTTGTGCTGCCTCCTAATGAGCCTGATTCTATATCCTTCAAATAATTTTCCCAGAGCTGTTTTTTCCAGTCCATTTGATTTGCCAGTAGCTGTAATCCACGTTCACGTGCCTTTCGCTCTTCTTCTTCGGTAATCTTGATTTCTGCTCGAACCTGGTCGATCAATTTTTGTCGGCCAGCCTGGTCAACCTTTGCATATTGATCTTGATAATATTTTAGTACACTCAACTCCCGTTGGCGGAAGGCTTCATTCTTTTTCGCTACTTCTTGAACCGCCTTATCCGCGAGTTGTGCTCCTTTGGTTTGGATGTCGCCAAAGTGAAATTCAAGAGCATCCATCGCCCACACTAACATACCCGAGAGCCCTTCCCCCGCCTCTGTTATCATGTTTTTAAATTTTGCCGACAGGCGATCGAGCCGATCACTCGCATCGTCGACAGACGGCCCCATTTTGGCCATTTCCTCGTTGATAATTTTTGCAGCCGCGGCCCCGAAGTCGCCTGACTTTTTAAATTCTTCAGAAAGTCTCGCGGCACTGATACCCAAGTTGTCAAGGATAAGCGGCGACTTCCGACCTAAGCCGGTAACTATACTGTCAACAAGATAGTCTACGTCCTGACCTGTTTCACGTGCGCGCGCCTGGGCAAAGGCCAGGTATGTACCGAGGTTTTCCAGCGGAATCTGAAATTGAGATGCAGATACCGCCCTTTTCATCAACTCAAGATCTGACACAGTACCTTTCGTCGCCTTACGTAGATTATCGAGCAATCCCGGCTCGTTAAGCCGATCGAAAGCCCGACGAACACCGGTGGCTTCACGGCCGGCAAGGTACAGCTCCGTGCCAATCTGTCGAACCCAATTCAATGCGTTCGCCGCAAGGGTACCGGTGAAGGCCCCCCACATTGCTCCGAGCCCAGAAGATAATGATGCTCCTTCAATTTCTTTTTGAATACCCGTGATTTTTGCACGAGCTGCTTCCAATTCTTTATTGGCCTTCGCCGCCTGCTGGGCCAATGCTTTAAAACCTGAATCACTTGCAGACATTGTACGAAGTTCACGATTGAGTCGCGCCGCCGTTCGCTGAAGATCCTGAAAAGAAGGTTCCAGTTCGCCGCGAAGTTTTTTCGTTGCGCGATCAATCGGCTCAGCAAGTCTATCAAGCTCCCGGCGCAACTCACGTTGTCGACGCGGATCAGCCGTTTTGTCAAGCTCCGCTGTGAGACTCTTCTGTTTAACCAATAAACGGTCAAGCGCAGCCTGGGCTGCACCACTTTCAATGAAAACCGAGACTTGTCTATTAACGACTTCTTTTGCCATCAAATGAAGAGTTGATTAACGATTGCATTTCCTGTTTCCTCGGCGACAATATCTGCAAGACGGTTGATCCCATCCGGCGCATCCATCACGTTGGTAAACCACGGCTTGGGTTTCCTTCCTCCGGAACCCGCTTTCCCTAGTGAATTAGGATCGGTTCGTTGCGTGTTGCCGAACTTATTTATCCATTGGCTTCCTTTTCTTCCTCCCCGTCCTTTCCCTGCGCCCTTGTGCGTCCAGATTAATGAACGCGGGAAACGAAAGGAGACTCGGCTTACAACAGTCTCTTTCATCGCTGTCCGACCAGCTATTTTATTCACGGACGGCGAAGGCGAGGGCGAATTCGAACGGTGAGAGATTCCCAGCGACAAAGCAGTTGATTTCAACTTCTGTGTGTTCTGTTCTGTCCAGGATTGCACTCGTTCATTGAGACGATCGAAGTTGAGTCGGGCCATGACTTTTGAATTAAAAAATCCCCGCCGAAGGCGGCGAGGATTTTGTTAGGGTTGAGGATTTACCTTTTCCTTTTTCTCATTCTGCTGAGCTTTAGGCGGTTCGAGCTTCACCTTCCTTCGAAAGTGAAGGTTACCTTGCTGGGCGAAAACCTCGGCGGCTTCCGGTGTGATCTGGCTGATTCGGCCAGTCCAGACGCCCGGAATCCGAATGGTAACATCCTTTGTAAATCCGCATTCGTATTGCTCGGCGACCTGAGAATTTTTGAGCTGTATCGGCATATGAAAAAATTACTCGGCCTCTGTCAGAGCCGCGAGGTAGAAGAATTTCTTTTTGCTTTTGAACTGGATAGTCCAAGCCTTCTGCCCCTCGGCTGTAGTGAACGAATCGAAACTCGGAACGACCTCAACAGGATTGCAGTCATCCCCAAGCTGAACGTAGGCGTCATTTTCGATGCAGTTTGCCTCCTTCAAAAAGACAATTATATCATCATTCATGGCCTGAGTCACCATTTCCTGAATAGCAGCATTGTCCCCAAGCACGACCACTTCCGCGGTGTACTCAATTTGTTGGCTGCCTGCATCGCCAACCGGCGCACCAGTACATTTCACTGAGTGAAGTTTCGAGTCCCATTTAAACGCCCCTGTATCTTCAGCCCAGGTGTGCGCAGTGACAATCTTACATGTGTCACCGAGAGCAACGGGATTTGTCACAGGACGATTCATCAGAGTAATATCGGAGGTTTGGGCAATCCAAATCACCGGTTTATATCCACCTTCCTTACCTACGGTGGTTTTCCTGTTTATGTGTGAGTACATAAAGCGATTTTGAAATTTTAAAATAGGGTACAGATTAAGAGCGCAAATGCGACCTTAGATGAGGCCTAGGCTTCGGGGGCAGCGTCTCCCGATTCAACTTCAGGGCCAGCGGCCGTTTCAACGTCCTTAGCCTCACCGGATTTTTTCGCTTTCTTCTCAGCAACTTTCACCTCACGAATTGATTCTCCGCCACGCCCCTTTTCAACCAACGCCTCCTGAGCTGCAACATCAACACAGATCTCTTTGGCTGTGCGCTCGCCAATTTTGGGGACATAAATAGTAGGATCAACGACCTCGTAGGTCTTCCCGTTATAGGTGAACTGGGGGAATGATTTTTTTTCCGCCATGATAGTACTTTTTGATTTACAAATTTTTCTTTGAATAGAATCGGATTGAAAGGCAGAGGCATGCTTCCACATGCCTCTAATAAACTACGCAACGTTATTCACGCGGATCGCATCCAGATCGCGGATCTGAGTTCCGAGCGCGAAGTCGATACCAACCTCAAGCGTGCGGAGGTTTTCCTTCGTGCGAATCTTGTTCAGGTCGCTGAGAAGATCGGTTCCGATCAGAAGGTTCTCCTTCGGTGTAGCAATCAGTCGGCCGGAAGACCCCATCCACGATGCGGCCACAACCTTACACTTACGATTCGTTTTCGCCAGGTAGATCTCGCCAGTTGCAGGATCCCGTTCAGTGTACTTGGAGACTTTACTTTCAAAGTCATCCTGGAGAGCATACACAGAGTCGAAAGAGCCATAGATATTCACTCCGGCCTTTTGATACGCTACAGGAAGCGAGCGATACATTTCGGTGAATTGGCCGTAAGCGTCTGCATCGGTAATGGCACCGGTAGCCACGGGCGTCAACGAATTTGCTGTGATCGCGTCTGCAATAAGTTTGGCGAATCCCACACAAATTGCCTCAGCATTTACCTTCTGCCATTTTGCAGCGTGAGTAGTCGGCGACTGACCGGCGGTAGTGGCCGAGATACATTTGTAGTAGTCGGTGATGCCGTTTGTTCCGGTAAAGGTGATGTAATCTCCAACCGAATAAGTAGTAGCTGCGCTATAAGCCGCCGCAGTCGACTTGTCGAATCCGAAGTAGATGGTCTTGTCGTTGATTTCTGCAGCCAGCTCCTTTACAATTTGTTCCCAAACGTAAGCTGCGTACGGGATTTCCAGAGCGTTGACACCGCGAGAAAGCTGTTCAGCCATGAAGGACGAACGATATTTCATCGGCTCGATTTCCAAGTCACGTTTACCAAGCTCAACAACCAGCTTGCGGTTAGTATACTGGAGATCAGTACCGGTTCCCTGGAAGGTTGCGCTGTAAGGACGAGCACCATCACCAGCACGAAGTTTGGTGAGATTCAGAGTGTGCTTAACGTCCTGAATAAGTGTAACGTCACTGACAGCGTCAAGCGAATTCACGAGCGTGCTGAAGAGCGACTTTTCATATCTGCCGGAATAAGCGGCGAGGGCGGAAATATCAGGTGATGCCATAAAGGGTATGGATTATGTGAATAATTTGGTTTAAGATTTTGAAGCTATTGACCGATAGCAGCCTTCAGTCGAGCAACTTCTTCGTCGACTTCTGTGCGGAAGTCGTCGTCAGCAGCAGCAGTGATCGGAGGCGTATCAGTCGAAGACTTGGTTGTTTGCTTCAACTCAGGCGCGGAGGACTCGAGAGCGGTAATCTTCTCTTCGAGCTCGGCTATCCTTGCATTGAGAGAAGCGTTCTTCTCCTGCAGCGCACCCAATTTAACATTGGCCTGTGCCAGGTCTGACGTTGCTTTCTCAGCAACACCTTCTGTAGCAGCCAGGGAAGCCTCAATATTATTGAGCTGATCTTCCGTTACCAGAAAACCACCATCTTCGACAGCGAAAGAATCAGCCTTCGCCGCTTTAAGAGTTCGTGTAAATGCCATGGTATTAAAATTGAGATTTAGTGTAGATTTTGAAAGCGAGCGGCCGTATTCAATTGCCTCCTGAAGTGTCGCGATCCTGTCAACCAAGCCAGCCTGAACAGCGGCCTTACCTGTATAGACTTTCCCGGTGAATACATTTTCCTTTTCAAGGTCAATTTTACCTGAACGCCCTTCACGAACAGCCTGAAGGAATACATCGTTCATCGGATCTAACAGCTCCTGAATAAGGGCTTTGCCATCGCCGGTTAACGCGTCACGGAATAACTTGTTCTTGTCCTTCGAAGCAGTAGCATAGTACTCTCTTAACACGATTCCACGCGATTCGTCATACTTCGAGGAGTCACGCAGCACCATCATTGAGCCGATTGAACCTACCAACGCTGTCTCGCCGTGAGCAAAAATCTCGTCGCATGAGGATGCAATCCAGTATGCGGCCGACCCCGCGAGACCGTCCACAAATGCAATTGTTTTCTTATGCGATGCCCTTATCACATTGCTGAATGCCTCGGTACCATCAATTGTGCCGCCTGGGGAATCAATCAGCAAAATGATGGTCTTAACACTGGGGGTATCCTCCGCCAATTGAACAAACCTCGCGAGACTTGCAGTGCCAAAATCGCCGCAAAAATCGCTCTTCATTAGCGGCCCTTGTACAGGGATAATTGCGGTATCTGCGCCGGCAAACCCGTCAAAACCACGAGCTTCAGAAGAAGAAGCCGGGGCAAAAATCACAGATTCGGATCGGAGCAATAAAGCAAGCTTCTGAACCCCTTCCTTCTCTTCTGCGCTGAAATCTTTCCACTGAACATTCTGGGTGATAATCTTTTCCCAGCACTCTAACAGCGAAATAGCTGAAGAGGGCTCAATCAGCCACGGTTTATTGTATATGCTCGCTCCTACTTTGTAGTCCATGGGGCAAACATATCATCATAATGAAGCTATTAAAAGGACAGGGCATTAAGCCCCCAAAGGCCATTTTTAAGCGAAAAAGCCCGGCAATCGCCGGGCTTTTAAGTTAATAAAAGGGGGTTATTTACTTCCAGGCACAATCTTTCAGTACCCGAATAATCTGCTTCAATTTATCAGCCGAAATCTTAGTGTAGGTACCATTCACATCAGGCTTCCCGGACAGCCACCGGCTGAGTTTACTTGGAGAACACCCGATTTTCTTCGCTAATGCTGACACCTTGTATAGGTCAGCATGAGTATTTAAGAAATCTCTTACTTTATTTTCCATTCTGATACTTGTTTTCGGCCACGAACCAATCGCCTAATCTTCTCATTAAGCCAGCAATTTTATCGGCATCGTTACCGAAAAATGCAGCCATATCATCAATATCATCCATTATCTTGAAATCGGACATGGGTGCACCAGGAGTGTACTTCGCTAAAAACCTCGGCTGCTGGCTGTGATACACATAAATTGCATCAGGCTCCGCCATTGGATTGCGGACGATCATGAATCTTGGGAATTTTGCCATAATTTAAGAAGGGGCCGAAGCCCCTTTTTTTTATTCGTAAATATCTTCAAGTGAAGCATCGAAGCCGTTAAGCTTCAGGTGCTTTTCAATCTCATCGAACGTGTCGCAGATTGCGAAAGCGGTGCTCAGTTGTTTTCTGAGATCTTCGTGCTGGGTTTCTTCGAGATCCCATACTGCGAATTGGATTGTTTTACCGTTGAATTCTACTGCTGCACGGTTGTGGGAAATTGTGATGTTCATAGTTTTCTGCCCGTTTTTATCCGGGTGGCTCTCCCGGTTTTTGTGTTAATTGATAAGTCAAAGATACAACAATAATTGAAATAATCAACTTTTTTTGATTATTTTTTTTTTTTAATTTTTTTACCTAAAAGGGCAATCGAAATCGATCGCCCTTTTGTCTTTCAACCTCCTTATCCTGTGGGAAGACTAAGTTAGTGAATTTAAATATTTTACGGGTTTAAAAGCCCGTAAAATATTCGACGGGTTGCGCCATTTTGCACAGGTGAACAGCAACGATACATACCTAAAAAAAATTGGTACCGCCCTGAAGAAAAGGCGGATAGAACTGAACCTTACCTTGGTAGAACTGGAAGTTCGCACCGGGGTCAACGAAAGCACCATCTCAAAAATTGAAGGGGGTAAAAAGAACATTACCCTGCTGACACTGCGAAAGCTCGCCGAAGGCCTTGAATCCACGCCATCTGATCTCCTGAATATATAAGGCTTATTTCTCCGATTTAAATTTAAAGCCCAGACAAGCTATTGCTCGCTGGGCTTTGTTATTATTAACAGAACCTAAAGTTTCCAGTAATAACTTCAATTTTTCGTTTCAAGTATCCGCTTTTCGCATTCACCGATACCCCCTGCTCAACACTGTACATCGTCCACTTATTTTCCTTCGCATAACGTTGCAATAATGTGGATGGGTAACTAGAAAGCAGCCACTTGCCTTTGACGCTGGAGAGCAGCTGTAATAGGTTCTCATAGTCCTGCTCGTGATAACCGTTATAGTGACCGCAGTCGCTGTTGTAATAGGGTGGGTCGACATAAAAGAAACTGTCCTTCCCGTCACGGCTACGAATGATATAAAGTGCATCAGCACACTCGATCTGAGTGTTCTGAAGCCGGAGGGCCAGATCTGCAACGAATGATTCACGTTTATTCGTTATTTTTTTTGTGGTTGTTCCGTTCTGCTTGTCAAATCCCCAGCTACCGTTGAGCTGCGCTGAAAACGACTGCGATGACAGAACCCACACTGCCCACGCTCTTCGAACCTCGTCAAACAAATGTGGCTTGTTATAAATTGCCCAAGCATCATCATGTTGCTGCCTCGAATGCAGAGTGACTGACACTAAGGCTTGTAAATCGTGAAACCGATTTTTACACACTCGATAAAAGTTGATCAGCTCAGCATTGGTATCGTTGATCACTTCCACTTCGGAAGGCTCCTTTCCAAAATAAACCGCTGCGCCACCAACGAATGGTTCACAATAAAGTCTGTGTGGAGGGATAAATGGTAGGATCGTTGCTAATAGCTTTTGCTTCCCTCCATAATAGGTAATCGGGGTACGTAATATAGATTGCTTTTTCATAATTCAGGTTGATTTTGCTTATTTCTCCTGAACTGAAAAAAACTCCCAATGTAGATACATCAGGAGAAAAAAAACATAGATAACTGCCAAACATCAAATAAACAATAGCGAAATAGCAGAATGTTCAGTCGACCAGGTACCGTCTACTAAATCTGCGCGTTTTTCACAGCGAAAAACCAGCCCGGAATATCTTTCTTCATATTGTTTCCCTTCTTCGGGAATGCCGTCCCAGAGACGTCTCATACTTCTTAATTCAGCAGCGATTCCTTTATAATCAGCGGCTGCGATGAGAGGAACCAAAGCCTTCATCTCCCGACGACGATCACCCACCAGAGACGTGCCGCGATTGTACACCAGGTCGACGATCGCGCCAGCCGCACCGGGATGCAACTTATCAAGACCCGGATATATACGCACTGCGTCAGCCGCGTATCTGGGAAGTGTCCTTTCCAGAAAAACCTGCTTTGCGGCTGAAAAAGGAATGTGAATATCCTTTAGCTGTGCAACCTTCGCTCTTGCCTTCTCCCCTTTCAAGGTGCTACAGGCAAGTAAACGAAGAAAAGTTCGTTCATCGAGAAGATCCTGCCAATCTTCACGAATTTGCTGTAGGGTGTTGTAACCAAGATCATACCCGATCCCAATCGTAACGCCGCTGTTCGCCCCCGGATACGTTGGACTTGAGTATTTTCGCCGATAAACCAACTCGCTGGTTACCTCGGAGAAAATTGTAAGGTCAATCGCATCAGACGAAACTTTCAGAATCTGAACGTCTTTCCGAACCTCCGGCGGAAATAACGCAGCGAGCGTTTTCGGGCCACAAATCCCATCTACGGGAACCAGGCCTGCCCTACGCTGAAAAACCTCAACCGCAGCCTTGGTCAGTGGCCCATAATAGCCAGTAATGGGCAACTTCGCAAAGTTGAGCTCATTAAGCCGCGCTTGAATTTTTTTAACGTCCATATTGTCACTTTAAATTCGTGGCACCTAAAACACCAATCAATGCAACCCCAACCCACTTCAACGTCTTATTCTCTCGCCGCAACCGCCTGTTGGCCTGAATATATCCTTGCTCGCGCCATTCTACAGTAGCGATAATGTTTCGCACTGATTGCCTGTATTGTTCGATTGTGAATTCCGCCGCCAAAATCAAAGAATCCTGTGATTCAATCTGCCGTTGCTGAGCAGAAATCATACTATCCGCCGTTGATATATGCTCCTCGTTAAGGACCGTCAATATATCGACCTGATCGAGAAGGTTATTGATTTCGGTCGTAGGGTATTCTTCCTCTGTGATCATCTCCCTTACCTCCTTAACCGCGGCGAGCGCGGTGGCATTGGTCTCGCGTAATTTTGCCTCAGTTACTCTCAGCTGAGCACGAAGAAGCGCAATAGAATCGGCTCGCCGATCAGCCACGTGAGAAATCGAATCCTTCGCTTTTACGAACGAAGAATCCACCTCCTTTACGCGGACGATTTCCGGCTGTATTACCTGAGCAATCCGAGAGCGATCCGAACCAGGCGTGCATAATACCGAGACAATAATTATCATCGCCGCCAATCCAACGATTAACCCGGCGAAAAAGAGAAATCGTTTCTCCATCATTCTAATCTGGTTTATACGAAGGTTGAAACTTCGGAAGAAAAGTCCCTGTCGATAAATTGTCGGGAGTCCCTAAGTTCTTCCCATCATCATCGTCGTCGGCTGCTTCATCAACCTCATTTAAATCAGCCCCGGTAATTCTACACATAGCCCTGTTGAAGGGCTTCTTAATAAAGGGGTACATAAAAGCCGTGAAGCAGTAGCTAAAGAAAATGCTTGGGGCATCCTTCATTAACAAAGCGTCAGCGAAATACAGCGTGAGAATATACCCAAGAACAAGCGCAGAGCCGCCGACTAAGGCCTTAGTCGCAGCGACGACTTTCCACTTTTTTAAGTGAACACGTGCGCCGAATCCCCCAACCAGGACGAGAATTACAACGACAAAGTTGAGTTCGTTGCGAATGTAGTCTGCAATGATTTGAAAAAATTCCATTTTATTAAGGGTTTGGATTTGTGATATTTTTTTGCTCGCGCTTCATTTTCTTTCGAGCCTCCCACTTATTTGCAATGTCCAGGCAATAGTTTATTCCAGCAAGCACCGAGACTATTCCTCCGACTATAATAAGTGTCGGGCTTTGCGAAATCGTGGCCAATAAGATCGAACATCCGTAAGCAATTGGGGTCACAACTTTAGGTTCCATCAGGGATACGTTATTCATAGCAATTTACCCTTGATATTTTTGAATAAGAAGGACAGGCTACTTCTCGAATTTTAATCGACGTTGCTCAACCGTTATAAATTTCTTCTGTTCTCCGGCAGCGTACACGATCACGGTGACATCTGCACTTCCTGTGGCTCCTGCGTTATCCGTCACGGTAAGCCGAAACACATAGGTACCTGCTGACAGCCCCGTAACATTGGTCGTCGCCGATGTTGGTGAAACTATCGTCGCTGAGCCTCCAGAGATTTTCGACCACGAATAGGACACAACCGTTCCGTCAGAATCGGTTCCGGATCCAGACAACGTCACAGAATTCGTTGGAAGGGTAATCGACTGATTCGACCCTGCATTCGCAAGTGGTGGTTCGTTCTCCGATGGCGGATATCTGAATCTCTTACTGTGACGTACTAAATATTCATACACGTTGTAGCCGAGGCCTGGGATTGAATACGATGTTCCCCACGGCACCTCAAACCCGGAGTGACCGTGCCCCGACAACAGAATCATGTAGGGAAATAAATCGGGATCGGTCGCAGCATTTACCTGTGCTTGAAGATCTTGAGCCCCTTCGCGAAATGAAGCTTCTCCGGACGTCGATAAAGCACCCGCGAACCCGAGGATATATGCATCGTACCGCTGTGCGCGAGCGGCGAGCTCCGGCTTATTTACGTCATTCAGCGCAGGGGAGTGCGGCACATGCACAGAAAACTTCTTGACTATCGTTGAATCATTCGTGCTTACCTGCGAAATAACACCAGGAGACACCAATCCCCCGCCGCTGTATCCTGTGGTGAACATCATCAATGTGTCAATCTTGTATTTCCCTGACGTCGATTTTAATTTTTCCAGAATATCCTTGATGATAAATGGAAACGATGTAGGGGAAATTTGTATGCTGAACTGGGGAGCCAAAATTATAAATTCATATGTTGTCCCCTCAACCGTAACTGCCGGGGTATTGCCGTCAACAACGGCCTTCGGTAACCCGGCCTGGAGAATTCTGGAAACGTTGTAGGATCCGCTGTTGTGTCCTTCCCCAAAACCATGTGCAGAAAAAATGAAAGGGTACTTCTTCTCGTCGTTGACATTGTAACTGGGAGGAAGATACAATTGCGCATTGGCGGTATTGGAACCAGATGTAATCTTAACCGTAGTGGTTGTCCATTGACCTTTGGCGACCAATGGAGCAACCACGATTAACAAATAAATTAAATGCTTCATCATTTCTCGTATATAATTTGAAGCGCGTTACAGTAACTGAACTGGTTTGTGAATGTGATCGAAATTGTGATGGTTCCGCCAACCGGTGTAACATTTTCAAACTCGATCACGTCAGTCAGGTTTAATGCAGCATTCACGTTAACCGACTGCTCACCTAGGGTATAGGTTACCGGCCTTGATGTTGCGGAATTTCGGGAAACCACAGCACGTATTTTATAGGTTTTTCCATCGTCAAGCCCAGTGATATTCATTGTACTCGGCGACTGTGTCGAGAACCTTGCAGATTGGAAGACACTATCCGGGAAATTCATTGTGTTCCCTGCACCATAATTCGATTGGGCACCAGCGTTTGTGTTGTCACTATATCCATTAACCGTTGAGGTATTCGCAATCCACTGCACCCGTACACCGGTTGCTGTTCCCGTCTTCGTCTGCAGATAAGCACTCGGGTTGTTCGACGTCAGAGTCGAAGTCAGGGCCACTGAGTAGTTATTCCAAAGATCAGGGGCAGGACGAAGGATCTTACCGATATTGTTTGCCGAATCGTAGAAGTTAACTTGAATCGTATCATAGAGGCCTCCTGGCGCGGTTACCGTTCCAGAAACAGCGACATTCTTCGTCGTTGCTCCAGTTGCTGAAATGGTGATATTCCCACTTGGTGTGCCGGTGGAAGCTGACGCTGAAATACGAGCATAAATCGTTGTAGTAGCCAACACCCCATCAGCCGGTATAAGTGTAAGAGGACTTGTATAGGGGCCGCCAGATGATGTGCTTAATTCATAGTGAGAAGGAGCGGTCACCGTCACGTTTGAAGTCAGGTGCTGGCCAGAAACGGTGAAGGTGCTGTAACTTGAAGCGGTCCCGGCCGTAGTGTTGAATGCCGGAAGGCTGGTTTGATTGACGGTAAGCGTTGGTGTAGGAACGGCAACAATCCCTGATATTGGAATTGTAATTGTCGTTGCACCGCTCGACGAAACAACCAGGTCAGCGTCATTCGTGCCAAGCTCTGCGGTTGAAGCCATTCTGAAATACAAGGTGACCGGTTCACCAATAATATTGCCATCTGCCACCGTTAACAGGACGGAACTTCCAAATTCACCGGTCGGGGACGTACTTATTTCGAAGTTATCCCCCACCGAAACGTTGACATTCGCCAGCAAATTATCGCCGGAAATTGTAAAGGTCTTGTATGCAGACGCAACTCCGGGTGTTGAGGTAAAATCAGTAAAAGAAGTCGGTGACATATGCAACACAGGCTCGGTGCCGATGTGGTGCATGCTTCGCATGTTAACCTTCTTCGTGATTATCACCTGCGAGAATGACGCGGAGAAAATCGTAGCAAAAAAAAACAGTGAAAAAAGTTTTTTCATTCCTATCATTTTATCCTGTAATAGAATGTCAGACCACCAATTCTCTTTCCTCGATAAATCAAACACTGTCCAGACTTGATTGAGGTTGGCGGTGCTTCGTCAATTATCCTAACCCCGATATCACCGGAGGTGACTGAGAAGTTTGAAAAAAGGGTTGTTCCAGCCGTGCCAAAACCGGTTATATCATACACATCAGATGGGCCAGCAAAAATTCGAATCTCCAATCCGTCCGTTCCCTCATCCGACAATAGGCTGATCGACGTTGCAGTCGAAATCGTAGTGGTCGCCGCACCGGGATGAAGAAAAATATCGAAAGATCGGCCAGCCGGAATTTCGTGGTCGCCGGTAGAGAGGAGCGTATCTGTAACACCTCGACTGAACGTATAGGTGAGCTGATCGAGGGTGTGCGACTTTGAAATTTTCATCCCCGCCCCGGCAACAAATTTTATCCGCTTCAAAACGAGCGTGTCGGCATCCGGGCCGATCGCATGAGCCGTGGAATCTCCATCAGCGATTGCATTTCGAATCGTTGTCGAGGTATCCGATCGGCGTTTATCGGCGGCGGACATGAGTCCAGCCTCTGTACCTGTCGCAACGGACAATACGACTCCAGTACCATTATCGTTACTAATCGTGTTTGTCGTCGAGGATTTGGAAAGCGATAGGTTGGTTGGGCCGCCGCCTTCCCCTCCGCTCGGTTGGTCGTACCATCCCTTCACGCCCGCGCTGTTTGTTCCATATAATTTATTGTTCCCTGGGTTAAGCACATCATTCTCAAGATGTAACGAATCGACACCTGAGGAAGTCAGGGTTGCGTCGAGCGATCCGCCGATCGGAACCGTGAAAGGTCGACTTAACGAGTCACTTATTGCAGTACCGACTATCTCCTCAACCTCAACTTCTGTTAAACCACCGCCGGTACCGACACTGTCGATATAGGCCAAAATCTTTTGACCGTTTTTGTAGAAATAAACGGAATCGTTACTGCGGAAAATCGAATCGATATAAGGCTTCCCCCACCAGGTGGTATCTGCAGGTGTTATTCCTTTCACCAACGCAGGAACGGTCGGATCGACTTCCGGCCCTCCACCGCCTCCGCCGGCACCGACACTATCGATATAGGCCAAAATCTTTTGACCGTTTTTGTAGAAATAAACGGAATCGTTACTGCGGAAAATCGAATCGATATAAGGCTTCCCCCACCGGGTGGTATCTGCAGGTGTTATTCCTTTCACCAACGCAGGAACGGTCGGATCTATCTCTAATCCGCCGCCGGTTAAGCCCGGTAATTTCAATGAAATTGACGGGAATCCCCCGCGCCTTGTGAGATAAATTGTGTCGTTGCTGATGTATGCGCTGTCAACAGCATAGGCCTTCATCAGATTGGCAATTCCGTTAAATACAGTGTTAAAATGGGTAGCTGTCAGCAGCCTGGCACCGTTTGAAACGATAACTGTATTGATGTAGTTGCGTAGTGCGGCAGTGTCGTTAATCGGCGTCTGTGCATTCACCGCGGAAATCAATGCCAACGAAATCAGTAGGGTGAAAAATCGCTTCATCGTATTAATCGTGGTTAAAAAAATCATCGTTAAAGTCGTCTCCGAAATCTCCCTGCACTGCCACAGGTAATGTGTACTCAGCGTCATCAATCACAATCGTATCAGGAGCCAGGTAGATTGGAGCAGGATCCGGTGATTGCCAAACAAACTGAACAGTTCTCCTTCTGTTGGAAGAAGAATCACCGGAATTATAATCATAGCGGAAATCTGCACCGGCCTGACGATCACCGATCAGCCGGTGAACGCCGGAACGATCCTTAACCAGTAGAACATACTGGTGGAACCGCATGGCCTGAATTGATAAAAGAATATTGATGTTGTCGCCGGAAAGCTCTCCAGTGACGGTAGTTTCAATGAATGGCCCATTGTGATCCTCTTTGTCAATTTCTGATAAGACACGACCCTTATCAATCGCGTTCAGCCTGTACCATGTTGCGCCAGGCCTCAATAGGATCGGAGTTTCCAAAACTCCGGTTTCGGGATTTGCAGTCGGCCAAGTTTGTACATCCTCCCACTTCGCAAAAGCGGTAAGGCACAGCCCTCCGGGCGCAGGTTGCACCCGGCGTAGGTGTTGTATTGGCGCATAGAGGTTGTACATGCGCCGAAATTCAGGAAAGAATAAGGAGGTAGAAAGGACAGGTAATTAGAACAGCGAAAGCTGATTTCGTCCTGTCGCCTGCTGGAATCTTCTCACAACGTTGCTCAGGTAACTGATATCAGCTTTAACTGCATCAGGAATCTGACTTGCTGTTTTTACGGCAATTCTGTCGCGATATTCCATTTTTTTCAAACAGTCGAAGGAAACATCCTCATCAAGTTCAATGCCGTATTTTTCGGCAAATTTTTCGATTGCTTCCTTCACCGTCTCTCCAGTGTCGGTCAACGCCTGAACGTATCGATGCAGCTCTTCACGGAACTGATTTTCAAAGAAATTGTTCAGCCTGACAATTACCGACGGTGAAAGCTCCTGGTTGATACGATACAGGTAATCCCATGGAATCAGCACCCTCAACACAGAATTGTAAGATCTGAGCTTAATATTCAAATCGTAGCTGGACAGTTTCGTTTTGGTGGTGTCCTTCAACTTGGTGAGAACAATATCACCGAATGAAGTTGAAGCCTTCACTTCCAACGGGAAGCCATACCGGGCTGCGAGATATTTCCAGATGTAGGCCTTCACTGGAATTTTTACGTTAAAATGAGTAGGTTTCACGGCTATCGGGGTTTTAAATTACTGAATTTGTTGAGGCTTTTTGTAGATGTAAATTCCGAGGACGGTTTCCGAATTTATAGTCGGAATCTTATTCTTCATGAACTGAATGAAATCGTATTTGTCCATCCCGTGGCTACTGATCGTGTCGACATTATGCAATTTTTCCACTGTTACTTTGGCGATATCAACTAGCTCGACGGATACCGGCGGATGGCTATTGTCCTCTGTCTCTACTGCAAAAATCTGTCCGATTTTTTCGAGCGGAATACCATTAGGTGCGATATCGAGGTGGATAAATCCGTTACAACTGAGCTTGCAATTGTAATTTGTTTTCCAAAGCATTTTTTTATGAGATTCCATGTGACTAGAATTTTATTCCATTTCTATGAAGAACAAGTTCAGGAGCGTTGAAAAAATGTTTCATTAATTCGTTGAGCCCAAACTGAAGATCAGGGCGAAGCTTGGAAATTTGCTGAATGATGCTTTTCTGAGTCTCCATTAATTCATACAATGCCTCATCCTCCACCCCCCACATATCGAGAATCCCACCAGACAATTCGGAAGTTAACTCACCGAGTAGCTGGTTGACGAGCATTTTAATCTTATGCCGATATATAGCGGTGTGTTTAAGCTCATCCAGGAGGGTAAGCAACTCCCATTTTACAACAATCATATTCAGGACAAGCAATGACTCCTCTTTGGTGAAGTTTCTCGGTTTTGATTTATACGTCAGCTTAATCATACAAGTATTTTAAAAAGATCAATAAAGTGTTGGTATGATTCTGAAGGTGACCAGCATCTGATATCTGCCTCAGCCACAACGTTTGATTCCCATTCATATTCCAATGCAATCCGATCAGCCTCCTTTACAGAATCAAACTTTTCCTTTGGAATCCCGAATTTTTCTCCGATAGCCGACATTACCCGATTTTCCATTTTGACGTAATCCGGAAGCAGCTCTTTTATCGGCTTCGGAAGGTCTACCATATATGCCTCGGATGCATCATGCAATAGAGCAGCGAGAGACAGGTCGGAATTGTTAACTAAATCAGCAACATGAACTGAATGTTGGGCGACTGAGTAGAATCGCCGAGCGTGGCCGCCGAAACGGCACTGCATAGAAAGCGAATGAGCAATATCGATTATATCGACTTGGTCGGGAGTGATCAGAATCGGACTAACATATTTTCCGGTAAACGTTCTGATGCGACCAGGCGTGTATAGGTTTTCTTTTATCATTGAATGATTTTTACAAAAGTGTTAGTTGAGTTGACTGGTTGGTGAGTTAATATTTTAAATCTGTCCAGTGAATCAGAGAGCCGAAGAAGTCTTTATCAAACCACTGGAAGAATTGACTGACTGAATCGAAGCCATCGTTGTGGGCAAGAGCTTCGATCTCATTTTTTTTAAGAATCCTCATTCTGCCTGATTCATCCTTAATTGCCACCATTGGTGAGTTTTCGAAGTACATGATCTGAATCTTCTGCGTACTTACTACAGGTAATCTAGGCGCGAATCTCACAGGTCTTGACCAGTAGGGCCGACCTGACCAGAAAACAAAGTCGATCATCACGCCCGGTTTCCAAGCCCCCTTCTTGTTAGGGCGGATGGTGTGAAGTTTAGGTTTTACGATTTGTTTTGAAAGTCGGTTGCAATCAAGCAGGTCAATCTGTTCCCTGCGGCTGATAATTCCGGCCTCATAAACGCCCTGCAATATTTTTTCAGGGAAGTTGGTTTCCCTTCCGTATATATATCTTGTGAATGGCAGGTTCATTTTAATTGATTAATTAGTTGAGGGAATTCATTGTATTCTACTCCATCCAGAAGGCGCCCGGCTGCTTTCTTTCCAACCTTTTTCATTACTCCATATTCGTCTAGCCCCCATTCTCCCCATTGTTTGAAAAAGAAGGGAATGTTAGTAGCCGAGCATTGTCCTTGAATACTTCTTACCCAACCTGGATTGATAGGTCTTGCATTAGGGCCTGATTCGCCGCCGACAATAACCCAGTGAATGCCTGCAAGTGCGGGCTTCCCTAATACAGAGGGATAATCCGTCCGACCGGTGACATCCGAAAACTCAACCGGCCCTAACAAAGGTTCCATGCTTAGAAACCGTACTGATGCAGGGACTTTGAGCAAATGCGGAATCCTTTCATCTGCTGTCTTTTGATCTTCAACACTGGTGCCGATCCAGATGTTTTCGGGAAAGTTTTTTAGCCAATGCGGACGGTTGACAGTTAACAACGGTAAAATATTTTGTGGGCGTTTAGTGAGCAACTGCCATATCAGATTTGGTGTTTTTTCTATCAGGCTAAATAACCTGTCCAAGTGAGGCAATGTATCCGGATGACCCTCAAACACATCAGCCATGCTTGCACAGAACACCTTTGCAGGAACACCCGATTTTTCAGCATCCTTATTCCATTTCAGAGGCTGCCTCCAATATTGTTCACTCATTGCCTTCCTTGATGATCTAGGCCCCCAGTGACCACCGTTCCAGCGATTATCAAGTGTTTCCGCGTAACAATTCTTACATCCTGATGAAACTTTCACACACCCCCACCAAGGGTTGAATGTGTGATCTGTCCACTCTATTTTTGAATTATTCATTACTACTGATTTTCGAAGATTAAGAAATCATCCAACTCCCCTTTTCTGATTCTTTCAGCTGTTCGAATCCAGAGGTCGGACACTTCGGAGAAGGAAGCCTTTCTATCTAATTTTCGCTCACCAATATCATCTTGCCGACCGCTAATGGTTAGAGCCGTCCAAAGTGTGCAACCAATAGGAACCCCTTCTTTATCAAGAGAAAAACCGAGCTTGCTGTTTATTCCGATCGCAAATAGGAGTGTTATATGACAGGCGACAATTCACTCTCCGAGGCGATGCCCCAATGACCATTATCCCAGTCTATATAATATTGATAGCTTTCATTAAAAGCAAACGGTTCTCTGTAAAGCTTTCTAACTGTACCTAATTTACCATCCCAATTTGCACGCACCTTTTGCCCGTCATATAACAAGCGGTTTTGTGCTATTGCCGTTTCAGTTGTCGGCTCAACACTTGAATTACTGTTTTTCATTTGTACTAAAAATTAACTGTGAATAAATATGTTGGCAACAGACACAAAGCCGCCCCAACGTTTTATCAGGCGAGTTTTTCCACTGCGCTAAGTCCGGCCTTATCGCAGGAATCCACCCTTCCATACAGGCAACGGTTCCGCAGTTGTGTTCTTTGTCAAACTCTTTCACGTACTTTGAGAAGTCAAACCCTTTGCCGGGTTGTTCAATAATTTTCGCCACTCCCTCCCTGATCTCGTCGAGGAAGGCGGCGGCCTTTTCGCGGGTGTCTTGTTCTGTCATACTTCTCTGATATTAATGTTGTGATTAAAGGATTACTGAGAGTTCGCTCAGCTCGATCTTCCGGATGGGTACTGAAGTTTTTTGACTGATAACCCAGTGGTTCTGGTATTCTTTGAACTCGGTGGCTGTGTATTCGTAGATGAAGAATCCGCTCTTCTCAAGTCTGGAAATATCTGATTCAGTAAACCACGCGAACAATTCCTTTAGGCTTTTAGTAGCAGAAAGCCAACCGACAATATCTGAATCGAACGGCATTTGAAGATTCGCGTTTGCGCAGAAACTGAATTTGTTGTGAATAAGCCCGGTAAACACCCCCTGTTGGTCGTACCAGAGCCCTTGCTTGGTGTCTTGGTTGCAGACGCGATAGAATGTTTTGTTCATGTTTCTTTAATTGTTATTCCGTGAACTTTTAGCATTAGTTTTTTTTTCTTCCTGTACTCCCTGGTTCGGAATCCCTTCGCATCCTCGACTACTGTTTCTCCGTTTTCTTCGTAGACAAAATCAGCTACGTACTTCAGCGAATGGGTTCCTCCGGGGTTGAGTTCATAGGGTACTTGTAATCGTAGGTTGTGGATCAGTTTTGCGTTTTCGAGTAACTTAAGGTGAGAGTATCTGAAGGCTTCTTTCTGCGAATCGAAGGTTATGCCGTCTACTACTGTTTTTCTGTTGCTGAACTTTGACCGCTTTTCTTCTTTTCGTTCCTCGATTATCAAGTGTTTCAGCGTAACAGTTCTTACACCCGGATGAAACTTTCACACACCCCCACCAAGGGTTGAATGTGTGATCTGTCCACTCTATTTTTGAATTATTCATTACTACTGATTTTCGAAGATTAAGATTTCATGCGTGTTAAGTTTTGATCAACATCCAGAGATTGAACCATTTGAACACCTGCTTGCTGTACTCCTGTTTCTAAGCCACAAACGGCACTAAAATAACCCTTTGCCGTTGGCCTGTACTTCCCTTTAATTTTCATACCTTATTACATTTTAAATCGATTGAACATAGATTATTCTTCGGCGGCGAGTCCGGATCCTCCATATCTGAATCCGCATTTACAATCGCATAGGATGCAATATTTCTGAACTGCTTCGGCAGCGATATCCCTCAAACTGCTCAGAATTTCATTTAACCGGCGATGAGCCGGATCCTCCCGGTAAATAGAACGAAGGCAGTCCTTCCCCTCCTCATAGAGGTCAGAAATCTGGTTGATTTTCTCGTCGAGTGTCTTTGGCATTTTTTTATTTTTTGGGGTTTTCGATTCTGTTTTTTTGTGCCTCCGTGCCTCCCGTGCCTCCTTGCGCCTCTGTGTGCCTCCGAAAGTTGGTAGTATGCCTCCAACATCTAAGAGGATATTTATTTGATTTTTAAATAATTATGGTTAGAGGCACTAAGAGGCACTATTTTCGTCAGTTTTCTAGCAAAGCCCGAAATTTTTAAAATCTCGCTAAAACGGCAATTCGGGATCCGGAGTCGGAATTGGTGAAAAATTTTCATTTTCACCCAGTGCCTCTGGAAGCGGGGCACCTCCGGTCATGACCGTATCCTCACGTTCGATATTTAGGTTTAACTCGTCATATCTGAACGCGTAACAGCTGCTCTTTTGAACCTCTAACTTTTTTTGATATTCGATTCGTTGGCTGGCCGGGGTGAGTCCATTGCCAGGCTGTGTCACGAGCTCATCAGATCCAGTGAATCGCTTGAACGTTTTACTTTTTACCGGGCCGAGGTAATATCGCCGTGAACTCAGGTAGTGGAGCAAGGTCTCGATGTTCATTGCTTCTTTACCTGTGCGAGATCTGAATGCGCTTTGGAATAATTTGTGAACGTTATTCAATCGCAAATACAGAACCTTCGTCGGCGCGTCCAATGCAACATCGACCTCCTCCTTATTCCCCTTCCTAATTCGAACTGAAACAGATTCTTCGATAAGATAATCCCACCCGGAGTTGACTTGCTTAGAATCCACCAGGAATTCAAGTGTGCGCCAAAACTCAGCAAGCGTGTCAGAGTTTCGGATAAATTGACTCCATGTTATGGCCTTTTCAAAACAGTACTCAATGAATTCCTCTTTCGTTTCCGGTAGATTGATATGGTCGGCGATCATTGCATAACAGGTGGCTAGGTGCGCGTAGTTCTGAAGGATACGTTGATTCAATTGTCTGGCTTCTTGTTTTTTCAGCCTCCATTCGCTGAGTTGGTTATTCAGTCGTTCTTTGTAGTGAGATTGAAAATAGGCTCGGTGAGCAAGCAATTCAACGAGAATGCTGTTCAATCCAATCAGTTCCCATTCCTTCAGCTTCTCGTAGGCCTTGCGATCATCCTCCGTCATATTATCTCTTACGCTGAATGGCTCAATAATACTCCTGGTTACAACTGAATTATCATCGGCTGTGATCAGCTTTTGCCCGGTAAGAATAAGCGTACTCCTTACCCGCATGATCTCCGTTTTATTCTTGCTTCCACCTTTACCTCTTTCGCGGCCTTCACCGTCGAAGGCTCCCTTGATGGCTTGAAACCACTCCGGCTTTATTGTTTCAATCTCAACTTCGTTGAGGTGTGCCGGACAATTTATATAACGCTGCATGTAATTGAAGAAGGCAAAGTCAGTACCGGAGTTCACGTTGAACGCCGGGCGTTTGAAGTAAAATAAAGCCGTTATCGATTCAGCCCATTTGCTCTTACCGGACGAAGGCTCCCCATATGCGTATAAGTGTGGACAGTTGTTGTCGACTTCAAATATTATATCGCGGAACATGGTGAGAATCGAAAAGGCAATGGCCACCAGACCCTGACGGTTGGGATATACTCGGTTCATTTGTTTGGCCCATTCCTCGAATCTCACAGGACTTTCTTTGTACGTGAGATAGCGATCGTTTTCGTAGGGATCCTCTCCAGTACGTTGAAGTTGTCGGTACGCTTCACAGCTTGCCGGGATCAGGAAATTCTCACCCTTGTGATTGACAATTCCGAAGTTATCGAGCATTTTCAAGCCTTCGCCAGGTACATAGACACGATCGACATAAGCGAAGAACGAGAATGTTTGCCAACCTAGGCTCGTCAATTCAATACAGCGTGGAAAATTCTCCAAAAGTTCACTGGCTATTCGTTTCCATTGGTTTGCCGATCCAAAAATCATGAAGTTACCTTCGCTTACAGAGATACTTTGGAATTGATCGGGAGAAGGGATCATTTTAGCGGGAACATCCAGCACAGCCGATCGTTTCCCGTTATTGATTCGAAGCAGATATCGGCTTTCCTGCCCTGCGTAGACATGAAATAGAGGATCGACCAAAAAGTTAGTAATTTGACTTTTCCCCGCACTCGAAAAGCTGTAGTACCCGATAATTTGCTTTCCGTCGACTTTTCTTGAAACAGGGATAAAGCCATTTTCCAAAAAAGCTTCTCTCTGCTCATTTGTTACCCAGGTTGGGAGTTTGACGCCATCGGGATCATCAGCCAACTCTTTCGTTTCGCTTTTCTCCTCAACCAATTTCAACAGCTGCTTTTTCGTATCAGTCACCTTCCACGAAAATTCCTTGCACAGGTGTTCGAGATACTGCTCACGGATAAGGTCATTATTAATATTCGACAGCAGCTGAAGAACGTACTGTTTAACCCTAGCTTTCGCATGGAGATCATCTCCAGCGTCAGCGTTCAACTCGTGCGCCCTCGCAATCACGCCGTCTTTCCGGACAGGTTCCTTCACCTCATCCCCCTGGTTCAATACAAACTCATCTGGATCCTTCCCGTCATATTGAACAGTTTCCACCCTGAAATCTTCGGAAAGCAAAGCCTCAATCGATTTTGCGAAAGAACTCTTACCAGCTTGGTCGTTATCCCTCCAAATAGCAACATGTTGAGTATATTTTTTTAGCAACTGAATCTGCTGAGAGGTGAACGCAGTACCGCAGGTTGCTACAACATTTTCAATTCCGTGATTGAAAGGAGTGATCAGATCCATATAGCCCTCCACCACGTAAGCAAATCTTTTTTCTTTTATGGCTTTTGCGGCCCTATCGAGGCCAAAAAGCACTGAGCTTTTATTATAAATCTCGCATTCTGCGGGATTTATATACTTCGGGTAGTCTTTCCCTTTATCATCAGGAGAAACCTCGATAAAACGCCCAGCAAGGCCAATAAATCGGCCAACCCTGTCAGTGATCGGAATAATAATACGTGATCGATAGCCATCGTAGTTTTTCCCCTCAACTTTTGCACGGCGGATGATACCAAGCTTTGCCGCAGGATCGAACATATTTCTATTAATAAGCTGAGGTGTTATGAAGTGCCAGTCTTCACCAGCCCACCCGAGGTTCCACTCAAGGATCTGATCTTCTGTAATTCCGCGCCCAGCGAGATAAGTTTTCACCGGGTGATCCTCGGGAAGATCCAGAAGTTTTTTCTTGTATATAGGAACAACGTAGTCGAGAACTGCCTCTTGCTGTTCAATCGCAGACTTCTTTTTTTCCCAGGTTGCTTTATCGGCAGGCTCTTCAAATTCCAGCTGAACTCCGCTGATATCAGCAATTTTTTTGCAAGCATCGATAAAACTTAATTTTTCGTGATTCATCACGAATCGAATCACATCGCCGGACTCACCGCAGCCGAAGCATTTATAAATTCCTTTAGCCTCGCTTACCTTAAAGCTCGGCGTCTTTTCGTTGTGAAATGGACAGCAGCCTTCATGCGAGGCTCCTTTGTGCTTTAATGAGATATAGGAGCTTAATACTTGGACGATCGATGCGCTTCTAACTCTTTCAACTGAATCGTTAGTCAGGTTCATTATAGGAATATTAAAAAAGGGTAGGTTGCTTATCTTTTTTCTTAACTGCCTGTGGGTATCGGCTCACAGCTTCCCGGTCAGATCTAACTTTGTAAAAAAGAATTACGAAGACTACCGATATTAATACAAATCCGACCTCGTTGATCTGAATTGTTACTTCCATGTGGCTACATTTTGAATTTCCTGCCTCTTTTCTGCTACTTGCTTGCGATGGTGGTTGACTCCAATTAACATGAGAATTATCCAAAGGCATGCAAATCCAAACCAACGGTTTTCAATTGAATTAATCTTTTTGACTGTTTCTTGAATTTTCTTTTTCGACCACAGGTGCTGTTCAAATTGATACACGTCAATAAGTCTTTTGTACTCGCCGACAGAGCAAAAAAAGTAAACAGCAGCGCAGGCGATAATCACAATCGATAGGTAGAAAAAAAGGTTCATGATTTAGGATTTTAATTTTAGAAGGGAAGATCATCGACAGAAGAAGGAGGAATGACTTCTTGTGATTGTGGTTGAAATTGAGGCCGCTCTTCTGGTTGGTCACGTCTTCCACCGAGCAATTGAATTTCGTCAACACGAAGGCGTAATTGAGGGATAGTCTGATTAAATTGATTTTTGTACGAATCAACAGACGGCATCCCTTTCACGTAAATCTGCGTTCCTTTCTGCAGATACTCAGCAACCTTTGTCTTTTCCGTCCAATAAGAGCAGTTAACCCAGATTGAAGCCGATATCTTTTGCCCATCCTTGTCATTGTATGTGTAGGAATGAGCAAGAGAGAAATTAATTACTTTTCTCCCATTAACAACGCTGACAACAGCGTCTCGGCCCAGGTGACCGATTACTTGAAGAAGAATCATTGTTTAGGATTTTATAAAAAAAATAGTGAGGTAAGATTTCTGTGCTGACGAAGGGAATCGAACCCTTTTCCTTCTTGAGCCTACCCCCGTAAATTCAAGTGCGTTTCCAATCCGCCACATCAGCATAAGTACCGGGAGCAGGATTCGAACCTGCACGGGAGAACAGTTTAGGACTTTCACCTTGGTCACCTCCCAACTCCGCTGTAGCGTCTACCAATTCCGCCATCCCGGTAAGTGCAGCTCGTAGAAACGAGCCGCGTCGAAGCATTAAAGTACCTATGATTGCATGCCTATATACCTATTTTGAAGCCTCTACGGCTTTTATTTTCCTGTTTCTTTTTTCGATGATCATAGCTGCGTTTAAATCGATATCCCGTTTCCGGGGAGCCGAACCGTAGACACAGTTCAGCTTCTTGCTAAGCAACTGGATTTTCTGATGTAACCCAGCTGCATAGATTTGCAGTTCATTTAGTTCCTTGCGAATTTGAGCTTGAGTCAT